TCTAAGTGGGGCAAAGAGTTTATGAACGCACACCTTCTTGGTGTAATGACTGGTAAGGGCCTTGAAGGCACTGCATATGGTCGTGACATTATTGAAAAAGCCGGTGTAACTTATGCTTCTGCACAGCCTAACATTGCTACTGAAGTATCTGGTCAAATCGAGAAAGAAATCATGCGTGAGTTGAAACTTGCACGTGCTTTCCGTGAAATTCAGATTAATTCACAAGCACAAGTATTGCCAATTCAGCAAGACACTGGTTTGGCTACCTTCCAAACTGGAGCTGCTGCAACTGGTAACTTGCAAACTCGCGGTTTGGCTGCCCCATCTCCAGCACAGGTAACATTGAAAGCGTTCCGCTTGATCTCTACCACTCTTATGGATAACCATGTAGATGAAGAGATTCTTATCAATCTAATGCCTATGCTAGTTGAGTCAGTAGCACGTTCACACGCTCGCGCAGTTGACGACGCTATCTTGAACCACGATGCAACAGGTTCTGACGACTTCAGTGGTTTGATTAAGACAGCTGGAAGCAACATCTTTGATACTTCAGTATCCGCTGCTAACCTTTCAGGTACTGCAGTAGATGCCGCCGACTTCTTGGGTGCTCGTAAGATGATGGGTAAGTATGGTATGATGCCTGAAGAGCTCGTGTATGTTATTTCACAGAAGCGTTACTACGATCTAATCGCAGATACTGCTTTTGCTGACATTACAGACGTAGGTTCTGATGTTGCTACTAAGCTCACTGGTCAAGTTGGTGCAATTTACGGAACTCCTGTAATTGTATCTGATAACTTTGACGACGAAGTTGATAATGCTTGTGTTGGCCTTGCAGTCAACATTCGTAACTTTGTTATTCCACGCCTACGTGGTGTGAATGTAGAGCAAGACTACGAAGTAATGAACCAGCGTAACGTTATCGTTGCTACTCAGTCACTTGGCTTTAACCAGCTAGTTCTTGACACTGCAACTGACGTATCAGTAGTTCGACTTAACGCAGTAGCGTAATAGCTAAGCTATAGAAACGAGGGGGAGTTTATCTCCCCTAAGTTTTTACTAATGGACTTATAGAATATGGCAGATTTAATTACAATAGATGATTATAAGACCGCTAGAGGAATTTCTTCTATAAAAGAAGATTTAAAACTTTCTCCGCTTATACCTTCTGTGAGTCAATTAGTAAAAACTTATTGCGGTAATAGTATATTAGACTATTATTCAACCAATAAAATAGAGACATTTAATATTGGGTGGAATACTCATGTAGTGCAGCTTACAGAAAGCCCTGTTAATACAATAGTTTCTGTAGAAAAAAGAGATTCCGTTTCAGAAAGTTACAGCACCGTGCCATCAACAGACTATTATCTAGACCAAGCGACGGATAGTGTACTATATGTAACGGGATCTACCTACAAAAACTGGCCTCTAGGAGCAGGAGCAATTAAAGTTACCTATACTGCAGGGTATTCAACTTGCCCCGCAGATTTAAGGTTAGCAGTAATAGATTTGATTACTTACTACCTAAAAGAAGAGCACAGAGAAACAAGAACTTTAGGAGGAGCAAGCATTCAAAATCCTAGCTCTACCAGTTTAAATGATAATGTTGGTTTTCCAGACCATATTAAGCGAGTCTTAGACTTGTATAAAAACTTTTAATGGCTACTAAAGACCTAAAAGCTTTTCTAATAAAAATAGAGAAAGAACTATCTAAAAACTCCAAGGAGTATAGACAGAGTATATCTGATAAAAAAGTTCATACTTTTTCCTTATCTCTAGACGGGTTAACTAAACATGTTGAATATCAGTTAATAGTAGACGGAGTTACTATACCAAAAACAGTACTAAATAAGTATATTAAAGAATTTTTTACAGAAGTAAAAAGTGCTTTTATGGGAAAGCTAACTAACGTTAAAATATTTGAAAGAAAAGCAACAGCTTCGGATTTTTATATTACATTTCAAAGCAGATCAAAAGTTAGAGGAGGTGATGAATATCTCGACGCCAGAGTAACTTTTGATGCAATAAAGATTATTTATAAGGCTGAAAAAACAAGATTCTCAGATAAAATAGAAAAGTACTATAAAAAAAGTAAGAAAGATTTTAATAATAGTAGTTTTCTACATTTAGGACACGAAAAAGAGTCTGCTATAGTTAATCAACGGGTTCAAAATACTGTGACTCAGTTAATGCAATATGGAGAAATACCTAAAAGTTTAAAAAAATTACCTGAAATAGAACACTTACTTACATTAACTAAAAACGATGATCTTGACACTATTTCTGTAACACTTGAATCCGGTAGCTTTAACGTACATCAAGGCTCCTCTGAAGAAAAAGCTTTTAAAGACAAAGTAAATGCAGATTTAAAAAAAGCAATAGCAAAACTAGATACTTTGAGGCAGACAAGCTCAGACAGCGCGATTACAAGAACAAGAAAAAAATCTATAAAAGCAGTAACAGACCCTTTTAAAGCTATAAAAGGAGCAGTAGTAACAGTAGAAAATACCAAAATAAAAAAGTCGAAGAAAACTCCAGTAGTTTTATCTAAGAAAAGTAAGGTAGAGAGAGTCCCTTCTAAAGGCTCTAAAAAACCAAAAGCTATTAGCAGAAGAGTGGCCCCAAAAACTACTATAGATGTTAAATTTTTAATAGGCATATTTAATCAGGAGCTTCCTAATACAATAGCTAATAATATGGGAGATCCTAGACTTAACTTTCAAACAGGAAGATTTTCTAGAAGTGTTACAGTTTTAGATATTGCACAAACAAGACAGGGTTTTCCAAGTGTAGGATACACCTACCAAAAAAAGCCTTATCAAGTTTTTGAAAATAGTAGTGGATCAAGGTTTTCTAGCACTGAAAGAGATCCCAGAGCTTTAGTAGATGTTTCTATTAGAGAGATTGCCGCAAAATACGGTATCGGAAGACTTTATACTAGGAGATTATAATGGCTAATGAAAGAGTTTATACATCTCGCAGAGCAAACATAGTAAATGCGTTAGTTGAACAATTTAAGGGTATAAATGGTTCCGGTAAAATGATTACGGATGTATCCGACAATGTTCATCCCTTTCTTAAGTTCTGGGATGAAATAGATGATTTTCCTGCCCTACATATTAATGCAGGAAGCGAGTCTAGAGATTATCAAGCGGGCGGGTTTAAAGACAGGTTTCTTTCTTTAACTGTTAGATGTTATGTAAACGAAGAAAATGCTCAAGACGCTCTGAACGCTCTAATGGAAGACGTAGAAACAGTAGTCGAAGAAAACTCAAGACTACAGTATAGAGATAGGCTAAATGCCACTCACTTCACACAACAGATTACGGTCGTTAGTATTGATACTGACGAAGGTGTACTAGAGCCTCTAGGCGTAGGTGAAATTGCTTTAGAGGTTCGATATTAGAAAATACTTGCAAGAACAAACGTTCACGTTCAAGTCTTTTCAAGGAACATAGGAGAAAAACTATGGCACAACAACTATATTTTAGTCGCGACTCGAAGATGTTTATCGAGTTTAAAGGTTATGTTTGGGAGGTACCGGTCTTAGACGGGTTTAGTTTCTCTCAATCTACCAACTCAAGTGAGATTACTCTCGCAGAGATGGAATCCTCTACAGGTGCATCAAGGCGAGGACGAAAAGCATTTAACGATTCTTTATCTCCTGGTGAGTGGTCGTGCTCAACGTACGTACGACCTTTTAAAGCTGCAGCAGGAAACACTGCGGGCACTGCGGATTTATCCGCAAAAGTACACGCAGTAGAAGAACTACTATGGGCCTTAATGATGGGTGCAGATGATTATACTAATGATCTTAACGCTAACGGAGTAAGTTTTTTTGAGAATTCAACCGCAATTCCAATCACAGACACCGTCCAGGGAGAAACATATGAAATTGTAGCTGTGGGTACGGATGGTAACTGGGCTGCTATAGGAGCCGGTGCAGCTACCGCTGGAGTAATTTTTACCAAAAATGCTGTTGCCCCTGATACTGCCGCTGTGAACGCAACTTGTAAGCGTATAGTAAATAAGCCAACAACTACTGAAAGCAGATTTTCTTTCCACGCTTCTAACTCGTCTACTTTTGAGCCTGCAAACCTGTACTTTGTAATTGGTGATTCAGACCGTAAAGTTATGAAGCTAAAGGATATTACCGTTAATGAAGCTACTCTTGATTTTGATATCGATGGTATTGCTACTATTAATTGGTCAGGAAACTCTAATGACGTAATTGATTTTGGAGCAAATACCTATACCGCAGCAGCGATTGAGAGTACCGGCAAAGCTATAGGAGACGTTCTTTTAGATAGCTCAGAAAACTTTAGACTATATGTCCATACAGCAGAAGGCGCTCTCACTCCTTATATCAATGAAGCTATTGATAGTACTGACAACTTTATTCGTAATCGTTTAACTCAGTTGACAATTACTACTACAGCTAATACTGTTAATGGTGCAGGTGATGTCACAGCTTATGGAACTGCGGACCCAGACAAGGATGGAACTGAAGAACTAGAAACTAGTTATGACTTGACATTAACAGGCGGAAGTATTAGTATTTCAAATAACGTAAGCTATATTACTCCAGAAGTTTTAGGTACTGTAAACATACCTATTGGTCATGTTACGGGTACTCGTACAGTTTCAGGCTCTTTCACGTGTTATTTAACAAGTGACAGCAATAGTGATAAAGACTCTTCTGCTTTTTATGATGATTTAAGAAGTATTACCAATGTGGTAACAAACTCTTTAAATCTTACTTTCAAGGTGGGAGGAACTGCTACTACTGCACCACGTTTGGAAGTAAATATGCCTAATTGTCATATTGAAATCCCCACACACTCAATCGAAGATGTAATTTCATTAGAAAGCAACTTCAATGCACTTCCTAGCACAATTGATAATACAGATGAAGTTACGGTTAAGTATCTCGCATCTTAAAATTATCTGATTTAGTTTAAAAGGGGCTTAGGCCCCTTTTTTATTATACCTAGCAAAAATAGTTCTTGACTTTTATTCTCCTATGAACTATACTATACATTAGTCAAAGTGAGAGCTACCTCTCTTAAAGAGAAAAAATATGCCAAGCTATAATTTTAAAAGAGAGTCCCAAGTATTTATAGTAAGCGGAGGACTTAGGTATAAATTAGACGTACAGGACATATCTTTTAGTCAAACATTTAGTGAGCAAAGTTATCCAGTTAAAACTCTTCACGCACAGAATGATGTATTTGAAGGTAGTATTATAAATAAAGCTAACGCCGCTACTTTTTCTTTTACTATACCGGCTATAACAGAGGCAGATTTTGAAATAGTAAGAGATAAATTGTTAGATGCTGGTTCTTTTGACTTATATATTAAAACTTCAGCAGATACGTTTAAACTTGAAACCGCTGTAATTACAAATGGAAGTTTCGGAATTGAGAGATCTCGACCCCTGAGTATACAGATTCAAGGAGAAGCGTCAAAGCTTACTCGAGGAGCAACGACAGAAGGAACACTTCAAAATAGAAGTGCTGCTATGTCTTATACAGTACCTAGAGTTTCTATAACTTTAAATAGTACTGTGCTAGACGGCGTAACTAGTGTAGCTATGGAATTACAGAATGATATTTCATGGACGCCCTACACTACTGTACATAATGCTCTGACAGTTACAAATGCCTCAAATACTATGTATCCAACTGCATTTGTTCTTTCTAAAAAAATACTCTCCGGTTCGATTACTCAATATCTCACAGATGATACTGTATCTAATACACTAGACTGGGATACAGACGCGAGTCTGACTATAAGTGCAGGAAATGGTTTAACAAGCCCTAATTTTAGAGGTTTTTCATTTGGGCCAGCAACTTGCAGTATAACTAATCGAGTAAATACTGGAACGGTGTATACTCAAAACTATGACTGGAGAATGGTAGAAAATGTCTCTAGTTTAGCAACAAAACTTAATTATATAACTGACTGAGGAGGTCAATATAAATGGAACTAAAAAAATTAATGGTGGATACAAAGTCTATATGGATAGACTTTCCCGGATTAGAAAATTTTCAAATAGAGGTGTCAAACCTTTCTAGAAAAGAATTAACAGGTTTAAGAAAAAGATGTACTTCTAATAAGTTTGATCGTAAATCTAGACAGATTGTAGAAAATTTAGATGAGGACAAATTTGTTAAAGAGTTTGCAAAAGCAACTATTCAAAACTGGAAAGGTCTTACAATTGCACACTTAGAGACTTTAATTCTTATTGATACAGATAATCAAGATCCTGCAGCTGAGGTAGACTACTCCGAAGAGAATGCAGAAATTCTTGTTACAAATTCAACTGAATTCGATACATGGCTCAATGAGGTAGTCTTTGATTTAGAAAACTTTCGTAGTAAAGGAAAAACAAAAAGCCCTGGAAAGGCTGGAAAAACTATTTCAGAATCTTGATACAGGAATGACTCGTGATAAATATTTCACGATGATGGAACAATTAGATAAAGAACCTAAAGACTCAGAAATTCCTCCCGATTGGGAGGATCTTCCAGATGAAATGGTATATGCAATAAATACCTTTAATACTTTAGGGGATAGAGTATACCCAGATATAGGCTTTGTAGGAAAAGACTATACTAATTTAAATACTTATATAGAAATTTACGGAATTGAGGATAGAGGGTTCTTCTTAGAAGTACTGCAGTTTCTTGATTCAAGAGCTATCAAAAAGTCCCAGGAACAACTTAAAAGGGAGCACGATAAGCTAAAGAGAAAAAAATAGTGGCTAACGACGTTAAATTAACTATTAGAGTATCAGACAATGGCTCCCTTGATGTTGTTCAGAAAAAAGCAAAAGCAGCTGCTGATTCGCTTGGCGGTTTAGGCAAGGCTCAAAGAAAAGCTGGAGATGCTGCCGATCATTATCAAAAGAGACAAAAAGGAGTAGGTCAAGCAGGTCTTAGCAGTGCTAAGTCTTTTTCAAAAATGACTACTGGTATTTCTGGAGGGCTTGTTCCCGCTTATGCTACTTTAGCTGCTAATGTATTTGCTGTTACTGCTGCTTTTGGCGCCCTTCAACGTGCTCAAGCCACAGCACAATTAGAAGAAGGTCTAAAAATAGTAGGTCAAGCAGCCGGACAAAACCTTCCTTATGTAGCTTCTCAAATAAAAGATATCACAGGTGCTGCGGTATCTATGAAACAGGCTATGGAATCCACCGCTTTAGCAATAAGTGCAGGATTTTCAACAAAACAATTAAAAGAGTTAACTAAAGTCGCAAAAGGAGCCTCCCTAGCACTCGGTAGAGACATGGGAGATGCTTTAACTCGATTAACAAAAGGTACTGCAAAATTAGAACCTGAAATTCTGGATGAATTAGGTATTCTTGTGCGGTTAGACGAAGCAAGCCAAAAGTATGCGGATGCAAATGGAAAAGCAGTAGATAGTTTAACCCGGTTTGAAAAGCAACAAGCTTTTTTGAATGCTACTATTGAGCAAGGCAAGAAAAAGTTTGATCTTATAGCAGAGTCTGTAGAAGCAAACCCTTATGATAAACTTGCGGCTAGCTTCGCAGATTTGAATAAAATACTTTTACAAATTGTAGGTAATGTATTAGAACCTTTAGTATCTCTTTTAGCTAAAAACCCTGTTGCTTTATTGGGTGTTTTAACCATGTTTGGATCTACTATTGTTAAATCCATTCTTCCCGCAGTGTCTGACTTGGCAGCAAAACAGAAACAAATTGCAGCACAGGCAGCTGTAATGGCTAAAAAAGCCTCTACTGTTATTTCCACAAAGTACAAAGAAGCACAGGCTACTATTAAAAAGCTAGACTTTTCTATCTCTCCTAAATATGTACAGTCATTAGAAAAGCAGTTCAAATCTGGAAAAATTTCAGCGGAAGAGCTTAAAAAATCAATCACTACTTTAAAAATATCAGAGACTCAAAGAAACAAGCAAAATATAAAATACAGTGGCGAAGCCTTGATAAATTACAAGGCAGAAACTGCAGCTATAGTCGAACAGAGAATGGCCATGGAGGGCCTAGCAGCAGCAGATAAACAAAAGTATACTAAAGGAGCCGCCTCTGCAGAAGCCAGAAAAGGGAGTAATGTAAAAGGTATTACAGCCCGTGGTTTTTCTGAGATGGAAAAAACAACTGGTGTACTCGATAAACTCGCCGTAGCCTATAAGTATGCCGGTCTACAGATGGAAGGGTTGACTGATAGACACAATAAAGGAGTAAAAGGACTTGCACGACTTAAGGTAGGTTTTAAAGCAGCGGCTGGAGCAGCTATGTTAATGGGCTCTGCTTTATTGAATATGATACCTATTATAGGTCAACTCCTGTTTGTGATCAGTCTTTTATGGCCTTACTTGGAGAAACTTTTCGGTAAGGGCCTAGTTGCAAAAGCAGCTGACGAAGTAAGTAAGTCTATGGAAAATACTTCTAAAATAACTGCACAACTAACCGTAAAACTAGGAGATTTAGAATCTGCTGAAGAAAAATACATGGCAACCCTTAAAGTACGCTCAGGTTTAATGGAACAAATTAGATCAGGTATGGCCAAAATTGAAGAAACCGCAGAAATTGAAAGAGCGACAAAACTTATAGAACTAAAAACCAGACAGCAGAAGGCAGAGCAAGATGTGCTTAATATGCAAAAGAAAGGTATTCATACTGTCGAACAAATAGCTCTAATGCAAAAGGTAGCTACAGAGGCAAGCGCTGCATATACCGCAATGGAAGAAAAAAAGGTTACAGTGTCAAACGAAATAATCAAGGGTATGTTAAGAGAGCAAGTAATTCGTATGAAGGTCGGAGAGGGTGCTATATATTACGCCGAAGAAATACTGCTATTAGAGAACGAAATAAAAGGTTTAAAAGATGGGAAAAGTCAGACAAAAGAACAGCTTAAAGAACTTGACAATAGGCTTGAAGTAACTACACACATATTTCAAGAAACAGAGGGAGTGATAGGAGCCTATGCGGAACTAGGCCGGCTAAGCAGGAAAAATGCAGCTAAAGCACGAGCTGAGGGTAAAGAAGAGATTGATGCTCTTGATGCTATTATTAAAGGAACCGAGAGACTAGGGAAGTTAGGTGCAGGAGACAAGAAAATCCCTGTAAATGAAGCTGATGTAAAAGCTCTTGATAGCATGGGAAAAGCTCTAGGTGTATCCGATAGTTTTTCAGGAAGTTTAAAAGAAAAAGCAGTAGAAACCAAAAGATTATATGAAGAGCACTTAGATGTTTTAGCAGAGCAACCTGCAATAACTAAAGTACATCTTGCTTTAGCTTCAGAATTAGGAAAGGTATCGAAAAATAATGCCGCATTAAAACAAGCAGAGCTAGATGCTTCTTTAAGCGCTTTAGAAAGCGAGAAAAAACGCTTAGAATCTGCGTTGGCTATAAAATTAGCAAAAGCAGGTAACGATGAAAACGCACAGTCTGTAAAAAAAGCTGCAGCTGAGTTGCTTGTTGTAGAACAAAAAATTGCAGCAACTGACGATGATGGTTTTAAAGTTGGAATAGCTAGACTTAATCAAGAAAAACAAATGCTTGGCTTTACTGATAAAATGCTCGCTTCGCAACAAAAACTTAATAGTATTAAAACTGCTTCTGCACGAAGATCTTTAGAACTGTTAAAAGCCCAACAAGGTCTTTCTATTAGTGCGGCAGATGAACTGCAGCTACTCAGAGACAGGAAGAAACTTGAAACTGAAAAAAACGAGGAAGGCAAAAGTTTAAAAGAGCAAAAAGAAACAGCAGCTTTAGATCGTATACGGATTGAGTTTGACTTATTAAATCTTCAGTTCGCACTAGAAAGATCAAAAATAGAAAGACTAAGAGACGAGGATAAGTTGAGCGACAAAGCTGCTGAAACCGCTCTTAAAACTATTGATAAACTACGAGGAGGAGTCTCAGGAGCCAAAACATTAGCTGTAGAAGCAAAAAAAGCTGAATTTGCTGATAAAGATGCGGAAGATACAAATAAAGAAGCTTTGTTAGGACTAAGAATAGCCAAAGAAGCCAGAAAACTAGAGTTAGACCAAATAGATCTTAAAATACAAAACGCAGAGATGCTTGGAGATAGACAACGGGTTCTTGACTTAAGAGACGAGCAACACGAAAAAATAATAACGCAACTTAAAAAGGAAAGAAGTGAGCTGGTAGAAACCTCTGCTACTTATGAATATGATCTGGCGTTAAAAACATTAGAACTTGAGAAACAAAGACTAGCTAAGAGAAAAGAAGATAGAGCCGCTCAAATAGCGAATATAGATAAATTTGCATCAGCTACTGGATCTGCCACGGTAGCCCAAGGAGCTAAAAATTCTCTGGCTCGTACTGACAGGGCTGCAAATATAGCAAGCCTGGAGGCAGCAGCAAAAGAAACCGGTCTTTCTGACGAAGACAGACTCGCGAGAGAGGGAGCTGCAGATGCAGCAAAAAAATCAAATGTGATCGCAACAAGAGAAGAAGCCTCTTTGTCTATGAATGCACTAGCTGAAGATCTAAGAGCTATAGGACCTGAAGGGGAGTTAATGGCTCTTACTTTAGATGGCATTGCTAGTTTAAATAATGCTTTTATTGCTTTAGGTGAAGACGGTGGAAGCGCTCTTGGTAAAGTACAAGCAGGTCTTGCAATCGTAGGTGCAGTACTTAATATGGGTTCGCAGATCCAAAAACAAGCCTCCGCAGAAAAAATTAAAGCAATTGATTCAGAAATAGCAGCAGAGAAAAATCGAGACGGTAAATCCGCCGCCTCAGTAGCAAAATTAAAATCTTTAGAAAAGAAAAAAGACGCTGCTGCACGTAAATCTTTTGAAACACAAAAGAAAATGAAGATGGCACAAACAGTTGTTGCTACAGCAACCGGTGCTATAGAGGCTTACACCACAGGAATGTCTATAGGGGGTCCAGCGGCGCCAGTTATAGCTGCAATGTTAGCAGGTCTTGTTGTTGCAATGGGAGCAAAAAGTCTTGCAACTATTGCCAGTACTTCTTATCAAGGAGGAGGCAGTTCAGGAGCAGGAGGAGCCGGAGCGGCCACCAGTATTTCTATGGGCAATAGAAAAAGCAGTGCAGACATGGCTAAATCACAAAGCGCCGCTGGAGAATTAGCATATTTTAGAGGTCAAGATGGCACAGGCGGAGCCGAAAACTTTAAACCAGCCTTTAGCGGTGCCAAGTATAGAGGTGCCGGAGGCAATGTAGGTTTTGTTGTAGGAGAAAGAGGTCCTGAGCTATTTGTACCTGAAACTCCGGGAAGAGTAGTTGCTAACGATGATATCGGCGAAGGCAATGTACAAGCTATAACTTTCAATATTAATACTGTAGATGCCACAGGCGTGGAAGAACTACTAGTTGAACAAAGAGGTAATATTATAGGTATGTTAAGAGACGCGTCTAATTCGTATGGGGAACCCTTTATGGAGAAAGTAGATACTTCTTCAATGACACCAACTCAAGGGGCCGGCTTATTTGGCGGTGGTATAGAACGTGCATACGGAAGCAAGACCTTTAAAAGAAGATAAAGGCAGGAGATAAATAATGGCACAATTTACAAATTTTCAGGATGTTCTTCCCGACCCCAATAATACTATTGGAGACGCGGGACAAGTAGCCGGGACAGCAGGCCCTGGCTATGCTTCCGTAAGACTATCCTCTGAAAACAGCACTATGAGAACTAGAACAAATTCTGGGCGTCTTATCTCCAGAGCTATAGGGTACCACTTGTGGAAAATATCTATTGAATACAACCCCATGACCCGAGAGGATTTTCAAAGAATTTATAACTTTTTAATTCATAAACGAGGGGGCTTAACACCTTTTTTTGTGTCTCTACCCCAATATCGTCTTCCTCAAGACAGTACTTTTGCAAGTTTTATTGGTACAGCGGGCACAAAAAGTATAAATGCTAGTGGAGCTTTGTTGGCAGGTACTACTTCCGCAATTGTAAGTAATGAAAATAGTAGTTATCTCGTAGGTACTGATGGAACCCCTAAACCAGGTGACTTATTTAATATTGATGGGGCAAATTCTAATCATAAAAAAGCTTATATGGTTACAAGAGTAGAACTTCAAAATGATTATCATACAGCATCAGGCCCGCCGAATACTACAAATAATAATCTTGATAATATAATACGTATTCATTTTACCCCCGGACTAGCAAAAGCAGTGGCAGACGACGACGACTTTCGTTTCTACAATCCGTTGATAAAAGTAATACTCTCTAATGATATACAAGAGTATTCTTTAGGTACTAATGGTTTATATAAATTCGGATTACAGTTGGAGGAGGTACAATGACATTAAGGACTTTAGGGTCGAGCCCTTCTGCTGATAGTGATATAAAAGCTTCTTTACTTAAAAATGATGCTTTCGTATATGCTCATCTAGTAAAAATTGAAAAAGCAGTAAAAACTATAACAGGAGACAATTCTCGTAAGGCTAGTGACTATGCTTACATTACAGATTCTGGTTTTGATATAGCTTTTGATGATGGTTCTACAGATGGAAATGGTGATGATAATGGCCCCCGTACATATTTTGCTAACAAACTAATTAGTACTGGAAGTATCTCAGAAACTATAGAAGCCCGGGCCTCTTCTATTAGTATACAACTTTCTGCTGCTGCTTTAAATACTGAAACAAATATAAAGTTTACAACGACTTCTTCTTCTATAATTACTGATGTTGATTTAGTAGATGCGGGTTTTGCAGAAGGCGATAAAATTCAACTCACAGTGACAGGCGCCGGAAACGCAACTACTCACAGTGGTAATTATTATATTATAAAATCTTTTACAAACAACAATAAAACAGCAGTAATTGATACTACTTTATTAGCCTCTGCGTCAGATTTAACAGCAATAGCTACTGACAGAGAAGGGAAAATAACCTTCTCGTCTGAAGAGGTAATAGGCCTACTTAACCCTAAAGAAAATACTACTACTTATGCAGGGTACATAAATAGAGACGTAAAAATTTACAAAGCCCATATTCAGCCCGACACTGGTATAATAATTGGGTCTCCTTTTTTGCTATTTAAGGGTATAATAGCCTCTTCAAAAATTGTTGAAAACCCTTTAAAATCTTCGGTAATAACCTGGACTATTAATAGTCATTGGGGAGACTTCGTAAATGTAAATGGTAGATTAACTTCAGACCAACATCACAGAGCTTTAGATGGTGCAGGTATACCAGATATTTCAGCACTTGACAGAAAAGAATATGCAGATGATTTAGGGTTTTTACACTCAGAACAGGCAATAAATTTAGTATCTATATATCAAGCCAAAGAAACTAAAACTAGACTGGAAAAAAAGAAAAAGTTTTTTGGTCTTATAAAAAAATATAATCAGGTAGAGTATGAGGTAGAAGTTGATAGAGAAGTAGATCTTAGATTTAATCTTGATGCAAAACATTTACCTGTAGTTTATGGTGTTCAAAAATTGAGTAGTTTTCCCGTATTTGTAGATACTTTAAAAAATGATGCAAAAAAAGTGTACGTAGCCTATGCAATATGTGAAGGAGAAATAGCTGGTTTATATGATATTTATTTTGACGATACGTCAAGTATATGTGTAGATAAAAACGATAATGATGCTAGAGCTACTCAAACTTCCTTCAATACTGTAGACGTAGTATGTAGAGGCCGAATGGATAGAGGAGATGTACTAGGTAATACAGACGTGCTGGATCAGAACAATTTAATAGAGTTTGCTCCGGATGAAGAAATGGAAGCAATGATTGATTCTTTGGGAGAAACACAACAGTTTGCTCAAGAGGTTAACCTTAATAGAGTTGAAAATACTTTTGGCAACAGCGTAACAAATGTAGATACTGGAGCAGGTATATCTCATGAAAAAGGGCATTCTATAACTACTCCTATAGATGCCAGAATTGTATTTCATGCAGGTAAAAGAGGACAAGTTGCAGACTCTTTACTAGTATCAATAGCACAAGCTAATAATTTTAAAATTCAAAGTGACTACTATGATAAAGCAGAAGAGTACTGGGGCAGAAATCACAGACTGTTAGACACAGCTTATGTAGTAGTAGAGTATACAATAGGAGAAGGAGAAACCGAAATACCCTCTTTAGACTTTGTAGTAAGAGGTAAAATATTAGAGTGTTATAATTATGACTTTGCATATCAAGATGATCCTTCTCAGACTTCTGATGATATTTCTAATTTTAATATAGGTGATGAAGTAAATATTTACTCCTCTCAGACAGGTTCTACGCTCCTCGCTCAACCAGTAATAGAAGACATATATACTTTTAAAGATGAAACAGGAGCTAATAGTCATAGAGTGAAATTTAACTCTCCAGCATACGGCGATATTACAAGTGTAACAAAGTTTCGTATGGAGAAGGGTATAGAAGGTACTGAAGATACGAATGTTTATCACCTCCAAACCTATAATAATGTTACACTATCAGGAACAGTAGCTGAAAAATTAGAGGCAGAGTTAGGTACCGCAGTAGACGGCGAAGACAAAGGTATAAGAGTAAGTGTTATAACCACCTCAGGATCCGGACAATCAGTAGCTGATGCTTTGCAAGACTCTGATCTAGCAAGTTTTAATTTTTCCGGCAGTGGTTTATTCCACAGGCTTTTAAGACAAGCTATTAGTCGACTTAATTTAAAAATCCAAACAACAAGTACAGCAGGAGAACTAGATAATTTAGGCTCTTTTTCTTCCACAGAGTTCAATAGCTCAGACCTGGAAAATATAGTACTCAAAGACGTAGTTAAACTTGGCCTTTCAGCAAGCAGCACCTCCGGTGATTATGTGGGAAACATTATAGAACTAACTAAAATTGAGGACGGTGTACCCTATGTACAAACAAGAAAAATTATATCGTATAATGGTACCACAAGAGTAGTTAAAGTAAATATGGCTTTTGATCCGGGTTATATACCTGATGATACTTATACATACAAGATTAAAAATACTGGTGATAAAAGAGTAAGTATTAATCCCGCAATGCAATTATTAGATTATATATCTAATAAAAGGTATGGTCGCGGTTTAAGCGTCGAAAACGATATAGATTTAGAAGGTTTTCGGTTGGCGGCCCGAGACTGTGATACTACTTCAGATATTACCACATGTATAAGTAGCAGTACTACTGTCGTTCCTAATGATGTTTATAAATATAGCAATAGTGCAGGAAAAACTTTATGGCAGGGTACTGTAAAAAAAATTGTTAACAAAAATAGTTTAAATGAAATAACTTGGAAAGATGTAATAGGAAAGCTTGGACAAAAATGGCATGATTGGAAAACTTATCAAGTAGGGGACCTTGTATGGTATAATGGTTCCGTGTATACAAAAACTGGTAGTGCAGCAACAATACCTGCCGATTTTAGTTCTGGAGTATCTACTGTTACCTCGCTGGCTCTCGCAAAAGTATCCGGATATACTTCTTCTCCAGCATCTCTCTCACTAACATTAGGGGGTACAACAGCTATGACCCCTGAAGGCAATCCTATAGTTAGAAAATTTTCAGAAAGCTCTTACCTTAGTGGCTATTCTTTGTATGATTGTGATGAAGTAAAATACTGGAAGTATTTAGGCTGGGAAAGTCAAAATCAACGACATGTTACTAGGCATCAGACAAATGCGGTAATTAATACCAATACTTCTGTTTTTGATAACATTAATAGTATGTTAGCACAGTTTAACGGTATGTTAAGATACTCAGGAGGTTTGTATAGCTTAGAAATTGCAGGAGCTTCACCAGATTCTTTAGATACTGTTACAGTGGACGGTACCGATTATACCCCTAGCTTAATAGAAGAAGAAGATATAATTGGTAGTATTAATGTCGAAGACGCAGGTCAAAAAGGTACTTTTAATACTGTATCTGTCTCTATAAAAGATCCTCAAAATAGATATGAAGATAGGTCTGTAACTCTTTTTAATTCTACTTATTTAAAAGATGATAAAAATATTCCAAAGAAAGGAGATATTAGAACTCCTCATATTACTAATTATTTTAACGGACGTATTAATGCAAAACAGTACTTAGAGCGTTCAAGATATGGTTTAAGTATTAATTTTACTATGGCACCTAAAGGTTTGCTTCTTCTTGCGGGAGAAATAATTAAACTTAACTATCCGCGATTTGGATGGGTTAATAAAGAATTTAGAATTTCTAACTTAAACTTTAAAAAAGACTGTTTAGTTCAGGTAAGTGCTGAAGAACACCACAACGAAGCTTTTTTACTTCAAGAAACTAACAGAGACGCTACGCTTAAAGGTGCAGAAAGCGGACGAGCTCCTACAGCCTTGCCTGTAGCGCCCACAAGTCTATACGCAACAGATAATAATAGAGGGGGCATTAGTTTATCATGGGCAAACTCTGCTAACTTTAATACAGCTACACACTCTGTTCAGATATGGAGAAACGATAATGCAAATTTTGCAAGCCAAACTATATCAGCAGGTAGCTTTGCAATAGGGCAAACATACACTATTGAAACAGTGGGCGACACAGATTTTCAAGCAATAGGAGCATCAGAAGATACAGTAGGCGTCGTATTTATCGCCACAGGGGCAGGATCAGGATCAGGAGAGGCAGCCTCCGCCTCAGCACATTTAGTAGGCACTACAAAAACAGATACTTATATAGATCAAATTATAGATGAGGGTCAAATAACTCGGTATTATTGGATACGATATGCTGTAGTAGGAAATAGCCTAGGAAACACTACAGTTGCATTAAAAGAAAGATTTTCTCAGTACGAGCCTGCTCCTACTAATAACGGAATTTCCGGAATATCAGATGGTTCAATAGATGGTTTAAGCGTTAACTTAACTAATGATAATGTATCTGTACAATGTGACCCAGATGGTACAAACCCTAATTTTTCTAACACAGGTACAACTATTAGAGCTTTTGTGGGTACCACACCTCTATCTAATGATCAAGATTCTCCTCATGATAATTCTTCTTTTAGAGTTTGGACTGCCGCTAGTGGGATAACACCTGCAACAACTAATACTATTGGCACTTACACTTTTACCAAAGGAAATATTACAGCCATGCCCGGAGATACCGGGAAAATAACATACAATATTGTAATAAAAAGTAGTATAGGTACTGAAACTACTCTTCAAAAAGTACAAACTTTCACAAAAGCAAAACAAGGAGCAACCGGTGTCAATACAGCAGTAGTCTATGCATATAGAAGATCTTCTACAGCATTAGGTGCTTCAATTAAACCTTCCACAGATAGAACATGGACTTTTGCAGATGCTGAATTTAACAATACTGACTTAGGAAATAGTTTTACAGCCGAAATACCTAGTGGCACAGACCCTTTATATGCCTGTACGGCCATAGCTTCTTCAATAAACTCTACAGATATAGTAAATTCTACTGAATGGTCCTCTCCTCAGCTCATAGGGGCCTCCGGTGTCAATACAGCAGTAGTTTATGCATATAGAAGGTCCTCTACAGCATTATGGACTTCAGCAAGTGATAAACCTTCTAATGCTAGAACCTGGACTTTTGCATCAGGCACTTTTAACAGTACTGACTTAGGAAATAGTTTTACAGCCGAAATACCTAGTGGTACAGACCCTTTATATGCTTGTACGGCTGTTGCTTCTTCAGCAGACTCTACAGATGAAGTGGCTGTAGCAGATTGGTCTGACCCTCAACAGATATCTGCAAGTGGAGAAAATGGAAGCAGTACAGCAGTAGTTTATGCATATAGAAGGTCCTCTACAGCATTAGGGACTTCAGCAAGTGATAGACCTTCTAATGCTAGAACCTGGACTTTTGCATCAGGCACTTTTAACAACAGTGATTTAGGAAACAGTTTTACGTCTACTATACCCAGCGGTACGGATGAAATATATATTTGTACAGCTGTCGCAACTTCTCAAGGTACTACAGATGAAGTGGCTGTAGCAGATTGGTCCAACCCTCAGCTACTAGTTCCTAAAGGAACTAATGGTCTGCCTGGAGTAGGAACAAATACAGCAGTAGTCTATGCTTATAGAAGATCTTCTACAGCACTAGCTTCTACAGTCAAACCTTCCATAGATAGAACATGGACTTTTGCAGATGGTGAATTTAACAATACTGACTTAGGAAACAGTTTTACAGCCGAAATACCTAGCGGTACGGATAATCTCTATATTTGTACAGCTATAGCTTCTTCTACAGAATCTACAGACTCTATAGTTGCTGCAGATTGGACATCTCCTCAGGTCATTTCAGCTAATGGGACTTCGGGAACTAATTCAGCAGTAGTTTTTGCCTATAGAAGATCTTCTACAGCACTAGCTTCTACAGTCAAACCTTCCACTGCTAGGACTTATACTTTTGCAGACGGTACATTTAACAATAATGATTTAGGAAATAGTTTTACGGCTGCGTTACCAAGTGGTACTACAAGCCTTTATGCTTGTACAGCTGTCGCAGCTTCCACAGGCTCCACGGATGAAATAGCTGTAGCAGATTGGTCTTCTCCTCAAGTTATAGCTGTTCAGGGATCGGACGGAGCTAGTGGAATTACAACTCAAAATACTTATCCCTACATGGGATGGAGCTCAGGAGATAATGGATCTAATTGGGTACCTTCTACTACTTTAGACTCTACTGTTGCTTTTAGAGAGGGAAGTACTGTTGTAGGAGATGTAACTATTCGAGGCACATTAAATACTTCCACAGGAAATGTTACTCTTTCCGAAGTCGGAGGGGAAGATACTAGTGATAATGTTACGGTAACATATAACAATAATACGAGTGACGCCCCCTCTGCCACTGTAGCTTTGAGAAATTCAGGAGATACTGCCACATTAGCGGAAGCAACTGTAATAGCTGTTTCATTAAATTTAGGAAATTTAGGAGGTAAATAATGTCTTGGAACTATAGTATGTCTATAATAGGACCTAGAATACATACTCGTTCGATCGAAGAAGGAGACTGGGAAAGGCTTAAAAGTATTTTTGGAACTTACAAAGACTTTGAATTAACAGATGAAGAAGCAAAATCTTTATGCAAAGTTTGGGATAGAAATACAAAATTGTGTGTATGGCCTATTACAAATAGTACGGATATGGAAAGCACACAACTATTATGTTTAAATACAGATAATACACCTGTAGGTTTTGTAAGATGTAATTATTCAGGAACAACAACAAGAGTGCTTATGATTATGATAGATAAGGCATACTCTAGGGAAAATTATTACACAGAAGCTGTTCAATTTTTAACAAAAGCATGCTGGGAACATCTAGGAGCATCTAAAATAGAAGCAGAATTAAAAACAAACATTTCAACTTACTCTCACTTAGTCCGTCAGTCGTTAAAGGTTTCTAGCACCAGATTAGGAGAAGGTTTAAAAGCTGAAGAGTGGAAAAAAACAACACAAACTCGTGCAGACTGGGAACAGTGGATTGCATCAGAGCACTATGTGCCTCTAAGTTATAGTATGTCAGAGGAAACTTTATGAGTACGGAATTTTGCAGAGGACCTACTATTTATCTTAGAGAGACAAGTCCTTCCGACTTAGTAGCTTTTACAGAGGCTTTGTCAGATTGGGAAAACTTTCCGCTGTCTACTGAAAGAGTAAAAACCTATATGTTAGGATTGTTCACTTCTTATAGATCTATAATAAGACCTTACACAAATGAAAATTCTTTTAGAGAACTGGTTACTATATGCAGAGTTTCTGACAATGAGCCAGTTGGTTTAAATCAATGGACACTGCTGCCTAATAAACATATAGAAGTAAATCATATAGCTATAAGGCCGGATTATAGAGGTCAAGGATACAGAAATGAAACCATAACAATTAGAGATGCTATATTTTATGACGTTTTTCAAATTAATTCTGTAAAAACTATGATAGATTCTCCGTATTTATCCCCTAAAGATTATCAAACTGTAACAGAGACTTCTACTAGTAATCGTAATGGCAGAGTACGTAAAAGCTTACAATCAACTTTAGAGAGTTGGAATGCTTGGAAGATCAATAATTCTACAAGTATTCCTAGCTATACTTATTCCGGAAATGATTATGTTGCGCCTCATCTAAGAGATTAATTTAGTACTGTCTTTTATAATAAATATAAATTTTTTAATAACCTTTTAAAAATAGTTCTTGACTACGAATGTCCTATTTGCTATAATTTCACAATGGAGAGATTTAATGAGTGCAGCCACGTATAACCTATCTATAGATCAAGGAACGACTTTTGCCCTTGACTTAACTGTTAAAGAAGCCGGAGTCGTCAAAGATTTAACTGGATACCAAGCTAGGGCCCAGCTGCGCAGGACTAAGTCTGCGGCAACTGCTGATGCCTCGTTCACATGTAGCGTATTAATTCCAGCTTCACAAGGAAAAGTAAAGATGGAATTATCTGCTTCTCAATCTGATGCTATAGACTCTGGTCTCTATTTTTATGATCTAGAAATTTTCACAGCATCTGATGTAATAGTGAAAAGGCTTATCGAAGGACAAATTGTTTTAAGCCAAAGTATTACGAGAGATTAAATGGCTGTAACTAATCTAATTGAAGTAACAGAAGAAGTTATTGATATAACTGTAAATAATGCTACAGATATTACTATAGATCTTCTGACTGATAACGTTCAAATCGAAATTAATAATCTTGCTGTTCCTTCTATATTATCGGCTGCTACGTCCATTTCTTTTGGAGGACATGCAGGTATGGAAGCTGACACCGTACAAGACGCTATAATAGAGCTGGCAGACAATGCCTTTAAGCAAAACACCACGCCTCAGGGCCCTGAAGTAGACGAAGGAGACACCTGGTATGATATGGATGATAATCAATTCAAAGTTTATAGAGAGACTGCTCCCAATGTGTTTGAATGGGTACCTATAATGTTAGGTAATATTTCAGTAGATTCCGATACACTTGACGCAGGGTCCTTTTAAAAGGGCTATAACGGAGAAGCTAAATGGCTCAAACAATTAAAATCAAACGCAGTACTACTACTGCGGCACCCAGCTCACTTACAGCAGGTGAATTAGCTTACTCCGATGATAGTGATAAGCTATTTATAGGTGCTCCTGCGGACAATGCTATTACAGTAATAGGTGGAAAACTATATACTGATATGCTCGACCATGGTGCAGGAATTCTTACCGCAAGTAGTGCAGTTATTGTAGATGCAGATAGTAAGATTGATAAAATACTTACAGGTTTTGTACGTATTAATCATACGACTAATCAGATAGATACCTCGGCAGGTAATTTACTTGTAAACCCTTTTGCCAGTCTTGTAATTAAAACAGGTACAGTTGATTTAACCACTCAAGCCACCGAATTTAAATTAATAGAAAACTCTGCTACCTCTGGAACTTTTGCAACAGCCTCCCATACTTATCTTACTTTCGATACTACAAACTCAGCACAGCTTATTAAATTAGGTAAACAAGTAGAATTTTCAGGTGAATATACTCTACCTACTGCCGATGGTACTGCAGAACAAGCCCTTGTCACAGACGGTTCAGGCACTGTAAGTTTTACAACCATACCTAAAGTCCTCACTGTGAACGCCACAGATGATAGTACTACAGCCGATGTAGATCTTTTAGCAGATGACTTAAATTTTGCAGGTAGCGAAGGCTTAGACATTACTGTTGCTAAATCAGGCACAGATGTCACTCTTACAATTACAGCTGAAGATTCTACTGCAACTAATAAAGGTGTTGTAATTATAGATTCTGGGGAAGGTGTTAATGTAAGTTACTCTTCAGGAACTGCCACAATTTCAGGAGAAGACGCTTCCGCAACTAATAAAGGTATAGCATCTTTTAATGCCACTGATTTTACAGTTACAGCAGGAGATGTAGCTTTAAACGCAATCACATTAGGTACTTCTGCCCTTAACCCGGGAGCTACTACAAGCTCTATTGCAGGTCTACAGCAATTAGACGTAGATGATGTACGTATAGAAACAAAAACAATATCTATTACAGACACTAACGGAGATTTAATACTTGAACCTAACGGCACAGGCACTGTCAAAGTGCCTACCGGATATAAAAATCGCGTTGGATTCGGCATAAATTCTTTAGCTACAAAAGAGTACGTTGACGCAGTAAAACAAGCTCTTAGTGTGAAAGATGCAGTAAGAGCTGCAAGTACTGTGAGTATTTCAGCCACTTATAATAATGGTGCAGGAACTCTTACAAATTCAGGATCACATGCAGCTCTTTCTATAGATGGAGTATCTTTAGTAGCTGAAGATCGTGTACTTATAAAAGATCAAACTGCTGGAGAAGAAAACGGTATTTATGAGGTAACCACAGTTGGAGACGCCTCAACAGCTTGGGTACTTACTCGAGCAGCCGATGCAAATATTGCTAAAGAAATTTCGGGAGGTACTTTTACTTTTGTAACAGAGGGTTCTGTACAACAAGACAACGGTTACATATTTACTCATGATTCTATTCCTACTTTAGGAACTACGGCTTTAACCGCAACTCAATTTTCATCTGCGGGTATAATCACTGCAGGAGACGGTCTGGGTAAGACAGGCAATGATTTATTTTTAAATGATGACAATATTACTCTTGAGATTTCTTCAGATAATGTACGTATTAAAGGAATTTCTGCAACAGCAGTGGGTGACTTGCTTATAGGTGCAGCTTCTAATGCTGGATACACACGTCTTGTCAAACCTACTTCAGATACCGCACTACTTACTATGGGTACAGCAGGCACAGCCTCTTGGACTACGACTCTAGACGGCGGAACTTTCTAAAACTTAAAATAACCTCTTGCGTATATACGCATATTATTGGAGGAGCCAAATGGCACAAACTATTAAATTAAAGCGTTCTTCTACTACGGGGAACGTTCCTACTACCTCACAACTCGATCTTGGCGAGCTCGCTATTAATACCACTGATGGAAAAATATTCATCAAAAAGGATGTTAGTGGTACGGAGTCTATTGTCGAGAT